GCCGTTTGTTCCACCGCTACTGATTGCTACTGTCTTTAACATGATTACATCCCATCTCCGGGCGTGATATAGATAGTGGCGTTGCCACTAGCCGTAATGCCCGTAAAGTAAGCGTTTGGCACAAAAGTAAGAATCTCATCTGTTCCAGCAAGTAGCGGAAAAGATGGTCCTGTAGTTGAGACAACCGCACAGTTGTTGGCAGCATCACTAGCACTTGAACCGTATCCGAGGAACACGACAACAGAGCCAGAGTTAATGATGCGGTATTGGTTGCCACCAAGCGTAGTAGATACGCATTGCACAGCAGTAGGCGCAGCCGTATTAGCGAGAAACGCTACGGTGTTACCAAGTTTGGTAAAAGCATTGGTACTCATTATTTAGCCTCAAGAGCCACGATTCGGGCGATTAGTGCGTTGATTGTTTCGGCCTGTGTGTCGTTCATCATTAACTCCTTAACAAGCCATTAGCACACAAGGCACACAGTAAGAACCATCTGCATATGTGCAAGTTACATGATTGGAAGTGACCTTTGCAATAGTCTTAGACCGCACAATATCGTCACCTTGAGCCTTGGCAGTTCCATCACCAGCAGACATTAGTAAGTCTCCACGGGCAACAGTTACGCCTTGTGCAATACGAATAATCATATCGCCTGTCATAGCCATGTTAATTTCGTCAATGCTATGTTGTTCGTCATAAGACCAATTTACAAACACACCAGCGACATTGGCATCGCCTTCAACATCAGAGACTTTAACCTTGTTTAACTGCTCGTTTGCTACTTCGTGGGTTTCGACTTTTACATCGCCAACATTTACACCCTCTGGTAACTCATCTTCTTCTGTCCAATAGGTTGTCGGTGCAGTATAAACATTCATTGCATCAAGGTTAGACAGCACAGTTCCTTTGACAAGTGATTCGTCTTTGGCTGTTGTTGTTTGTGCGTAACGGGCTAAGTGACCACCATTGTAGGAAACAGTTGTTCCAGATACAGATATATTTCCTTCTTTAGTGGTATCTTGATAAAAAGCAATTAACTCCCCATCATCAGATAACCTATTAAAGTCAGCAAGACCGCCACCGCTTCTTGTAAATGTGGAATAACCACCACCACTAACATTTATCGCAATTCCAGCAGTTGAAAAAGTAGTAACTGTTTTCCCCACCAGCAACGAACCGCTAGAATCGATACGCATACGCTCTGTTGGTGCAGTGTCAGTTGTTACGGAGCGAGTACCAAAAACCAAACTTCCTTTTGTTGACCCTGCTTGGCTTTCAACGGCATAACCCATAGAAGTCGGGCAATTTGTACGATTACCGAAGTAATCAAATCCTATTGCACCGCCTTCACCAACTGATACGCTTCCCTTAAATACAGCACTTAGTTGTGCAACAGTTCCAAATGGCTTTGCAGAGCCGTTTTCAACATCTAACTTTCCTGCTGGAGAGGTAGTACCAATCCCCACATTCTGTGAAGTATCAATAGTAATCGCAGTAGCACCATTTGTTGCCATTGCAATATTGCCGCCAGAGGAAGCAATAGTTACATTGGATGTGCCGTTAGTAATTGCGGTTGCTGCAAGATTACTTGTGCCACTAGATATGGTCACATTAGCCAACGTCATGTTGTTTAGCGTAGTAACGGTGTTACCCAACTGAATGGCTGTGTTGCCAAGCGTTATGGTTGTAGCAAAGTTACTGTCTAGTTGAGACAGAGGAATACTTGTTGTTGCGCTACCAAAGGTATATGGAACTGCCATGTTAGAACCTCACTCTTAATTCGTGTTCGTATTCGAACCCATTGATTACAAAATTTGCACCCGTTGATGTAACGGTCATGCCCAAATACTTACCCCATTGTTTTGCGTCAGTCTTGTATAGGGTATACCCGCCACCGCCATACCAAGTGATTACCGCAGAACTGTTGTTCGTCCAAGAAATTGGAATACTTAGATTATTAATCCAAGTGACTAATTCTCCAAGCAAAACAGGAGTGCTAGAACCCGTTTCAGAATCCACCGTAACCGTCAACTGGGCAGCATTGGTTAAGGTAGCCTCAATGCCAACCTTCAACGCTTGCTTGGTGCGAATCGGGTCTTTCATTGGATTCAATGAAGTCTGCACATAACTGTTAATGGGAGAAGTGGAATCCGAGTACAAACGCACACAAGAGTTGCCGTTAGAGCCATAGAGGTTAATCTTGCCACCTAGCGGAGCAGAGGCTATATAAGCCAAGTCGTTGCCAGCACTTGTAAAAAACCACTTTTTCTCAAAAAATATGGCTTGTATGTAGCGGCTAGAGCTAGAGACTCCCAACCCACCCGTGTATTTGAAGTTGAAGGCAGCGCACAGAATGTTGTTTAACAAAACCTGACCCGCATAAACAGGATAGTCAAAGTCAATGTAGGGAAAAACCCCATCAAGAGGGTCTGAGATTTTGGTCGTTGTAGAACCTACTAGAGCGTAAATGCCGTAGTTGTTCATAAACAAAACAGACCTGAAATAAGGGTAAATAGCGTATTGCAGTTTAGAGCCAACAGACGCACTCACGTTTGTATTGGTAAACAGCGTTGTGCCAGCATTGGTCACCCGCACATCCGAGAAGACGTTGATGGAGTCATCTCCAAAGATATAGAGGAAGTTGTTGGCTGAGAGTAGCTGAGTAATGTTGCCGTGCAAGGTTGCATCAGTCAGAGTTACTTGTCCAGCAGAAATACTTGTGAAATTGCTATACGACCCCGCGCCTGAATAGGTGACTGTGCGCCCATTAGCTATCCAAACACGCCCTGAAAACGACTGGATGCCGACTATTGGCTCTAAATTTATGATTGCTTTGGCTGTGGCGTTAGTTCCGCCTCCACCAGCAATGGTCACCGTGACGTTTGCTTGGTTTGTGTAGCCACTACCGACATTGGTCATCACGACTTGGGTAACGATGCCACCAGAGACAATCCCTTGACCAGCAGCATTAGTGCCACCACCACCAGCAATAGTGACAGTCAGGTTAGACGCATTGGTATAACCCGTGCCACCAGCAGTCACTAAGACTGAGACTGTTCCCGTTGCAAATGTAGTAATTCCTGCTATGGCATTAGCACCAGAGCCACCACCACCATTGAATGTGACCGTAGGTGCGCTTGTATAGCCTGTTCCTGACTCTGTAATAGTGATAGAGGACACCACGTTAGCCGTAATAGCTGCGACAGCCGTTGCCTGAACGCCATTAGACGTATTGGGGGCTGAGATGATGACTGCTGGCGCAGAAGTGTAAGCAGAGCCACCTTGGACAATACCAACTTGCCCTACTCCACCAATAAAGACTAGGCTTACACCATCCCAAGTAAAGTAACCCTTTGCAGGGTCACCAATCAGGATGCGGTCATTTTTCCATTGAGAGATGTTGACCCCTGATGCGCTAAATGTTCCAGAAGAAGCAATAGTGCCTCTAACATTTGTGTCCAAGCGCACATACTCAGCCGAGCCATTTGCCTGAAATGCAACCAAATAATTAACCAAACCGATGTTGGCTGAACAATAAAAACTAACTGTATTGGTAAAAGTAACGCTGCCTACATTGGAATAAGTTGGCGTAATCTTGATATTGCCATAGCCAATGGGCATAGCGTTCTCAAGCCAATAGAACTCATCGTCTCCAATAGCCGTTCTGTTCGCCTTGGTGTTTACACCCTTGAACTGCTTGACAACCTCGTAAGATTTTTTTTGCTCTGCGGCTGCCATATATTAGAACGGTGTTGAGTACGGGGTTGGTATCCTTCTTGTAAACACAGATGCCAATACCGATTGAGTTTTTTGCTTGTACTGCTGCAAATAGATTTCAGCCTCACCAAACGATTGCTCGTAGTATTTGGCAAGGTGAGCCGCATAGAACTGAACAACAGTATCGTATGGGTCATTGATGGTATCTGTATCAGTCAGATTAACCATAGCAGTTGGCAGAATAACCGTGTCCAAGTCAATCACATAGGCTTGGTCTGGTACTGGTCCGACATAAATTTGAGATTGACCATAAATGCTAAAGCAAATAGGTCGCTGAACATTGTTCTGCCAATAACGCAATTG